CCTTCTGATCTAGTAGAAGAATCAGTAACATTCTTACAAACATTATTAAAAGATGGTATTGACGCAGAATCTGCCATTAGTATTTATTTGAACAACAAAGATTTTACCACTAAGACTGGAACTACAGTAAAGTCTCCATTCTATACTAAGTATGGTTTCTACAATGATGCATTGAAGGATAAATACTCTGCTATGGAATTGTTTAACTCAGTTGAGGGATATAAGAACGTTGTTACTAAGTACAATATTAGCACTAAATTTGCAAGCCAAGATTACATCCAAGGATATTTAAAGAATAAAAGAAGCGTTGCAGATTTAGATGAACTTGCCAATACTGCTAGACTAGAAGCAATTAGTGCTGATCCTGCTAAAGTTGAAACATTAAAACAACTTAATTACATCAATGCTAGTACAGATCTTACAGATTTTTATCTAGATCCAAACGTAGGTGTTGAACAAATGAAGCAGAATGTAAATACTGCAGCCTTTGCTATTGAAGCAGTACGTAGAGCAAATAGATTAACACCATTTAGTGCAGAAACTGCTAAACAATACGGTGCTCAATTAACAGCACAAGGATTAAGCCAAGCACAGATAAGTGCTCTTGCTTCTCAAGGATATGCAACTATTGCAGAGAGCCTAGCCCCAGCAACTAAACTTTCAGGTATTTATGAAGGTGCTGCTGCTCAAGGTGCTACTACTATTCAATCAGAACTTGAACAAGAACAATTTAAAGGTCTAGAATCAGAGCGTCGTAAACGTCTTACTGAACAAGAAATCATGGCGTTTAAGAAACAATCTGGACTAACATCACAGAGCCTAAGCACAGGAAGTACTTCAGGCTTAATTTAACTAGAATCCCGACATGGATCCATCGGCCCCATGCGGCGTATTAGACCGATAGTACGAGCCAATGTAAATGCCCCTATTTACCTTGAGGCGTACGCCAACTACTAAGAAAAGGGAGAGGTTGCTATGAGCAACAACCGCGATAACTACTGGGACGAAAATGAAGATGAGGATGACGACGTTACAGTTGCATCTTTTGATTCAGATACAGACCTTGTAAAGAAACTACGTAAGGCCCTAAAGGTCGAGCAAAAGAGAAACAAGGAACTGGAGTCCTCCTTAGGAGAACTTACCAAGTCCCAAAGAGAGCGGGTTTTGAAGGATGTATTTGCATCCCGTGGCGTAAACCCAAAAGTTGCCGCTTTCATACCAAATGACTTAGATGCTTCTGAAGAAGCAATCTCAAGTTGGTTAGAACAAAATGCTGATGTATTCGGTGTTCAGTTACAACCAAAGAAAGAGATAGATTCTAAGGATGTCGCATCTCTGCGACAAATGGATAATGTTACAACTGGGGCTTTATCCCCCGACAAGGCAGAGGATATGAGCATAAAGATTCAATCCGCTCAATCTGCTGATGACATTCTAAACCTAATCTACGGTTCACAATCGTAGTAATTTCAAACTAACCGAAAGGATTTACCCAAGTGGCAAATCTATATACCTCAGCCGCGCTGCCTTCAGGGCAAGCAGGCACAGTGGTCGGTGCTAATCTTGTAACCCAGGCGTATGATCGTCTCGTAGAGTTCGCTCTTCGTTCCGTACCATCATTCCGCGCTGTGGCTGATAAGAAGCCTGTATCACAAACACACGCTGGTTCAAGCGTGCTATTCCAGATCTATAGCGATCTTGCAGTAGCAACAACTGCTCTAACTGAGACAACTGATCCAGATGCAGTAGCAGTACCTGCTACAACAACTGTTGCTGTTACTCTAAATGAGTACGGTAACTCAATCATCTCAACTCGTAAGTTGGACCTATTCAGCCTTGCTGATGTAGAGCCAGCACTTGCTAATATCGTTGCATTCAACATGAATGATTCTTTGGATACTATTGTTCGTGGCGTTCTTGCTACAGCAACTAACGTAATCCGTGAGATCGCAGGAGCAATTTCAACTGCTGCTGTTACTGGTGTTTCTGCTTCTGATACTATCAAGGCGAAAGACATCCGCTACGTAGTAGCGAAGATGCGTGCAGCAAACGTAGTTCCACGTCGTGGAAACCTATTTGCTTCATACATCCACCCAGAAGTTTCACACGATCTTCGTGCTGAGACTGGAACTGCTGCATGGCGTCAACCTGCAGAGTATGTAAATCCAGCAGGTATCTATGCTGGTGAGATTGGAACTTTTGAAGGCGTTGCTTTCATCGAGTCTCCACGTCTACCTAACTCACAGGCTGGTGCAGGTTCAGGCACAACTCAGACTCGCGTCTACGACACATTCATCATGGGTCAACAGGCACTTGCTGAGGCTGTTGCTGAAGAGCCACACACAGTTATCGGTCCAGTTACAGACAAGTTAATGCGTCTACGTCCAATCGGATGGTACGGCGTACTTGGCTGGAACCTATATCGTCCAGAAGCATTATGGCGTGTACAAACTGCATCAGCAGTTCGTCCAGCAGCCTAGTCTAAGTAATTAGATAGGTGGGGCTAAGGGAAACTTTAGCCCTATCTGTAAACTTATTTAAGGAGACAAATGGCATATTATTTCATACCACCAACGGTAGAAGAGGGTCCTGCGGGATATAATAAACTACATGTTCGTTATAAACTAACCCGTGGAATTACCGTTATTAAGGAAAATGGTGTGTATCGTCAAACTAGATATCCATACATTGATGATTTAAAATTTGCCCAAGCCTATTATTTAGGTGGTCATAAGTACGAAGTTACCTCTGCTGAAAAGGCGGATCTTGAAGCAGCAGGCTATACTGTAATAACTGAATAACAGGGGAAACATGTCACTACACAGAAGAGTAACGCATCCTGAAGAAGTTGAAGGATGTTTTGGTTGTAAGATTTCCGCTTTACAATTGAATCCTGGTGAGGCTTCTACACGCACCTCGATGTCAACTAAAAAGTGGGACGGGGAGTTGCAGGCTTACCGTGATGCTCGTGCTCAAGGTATCCAACCTGCGTCTACTCAAATGAAAGACATCAAGGCAGCAGTTGCTGCATCAAATCACTTCGGCAAAGCATTTAAAGCCGACGAACCAGGAAGAGGACTAATCTAATGTCAGCAAAAGGTGAAAAGTACAAGTCCAAAAAGGCTAAGATGAAACACGAAAAGACTGAAGGCAAAAAAGAACGTATGATGGAATACGGCAAAAAAGGTATGAAGAAGATGGGGAAGAAAAAATAATGCCAAAAGTAGGTAAAAAAGAATTCGCTTATACAGCAAAAGGAATGGCTATGGCTAAAAAAGAAGCCAAGAAGTCAGGCAAAAAAATGGTTATGAAGAAAATGGGTAAAAAGAAGTAATGAAACAATTTTGGGACAAAAAGAATCCTAAAAAAACTTCTAAGAAATTAACACCAGCACAGAAGAGTGCTGCTAAGGCTAGAGCCAAGGCTGCTGGTAGACCCTATCCAAATCTAATAGATAATGCTGCTGTCAGCAGAAAGAAGAAATAATGGCAAACACGTCTCGTTTTAAGGCTGATGATAAGTCACGTCAAAATCCAAACTTTCTATCATCTATCGCAGGCCGTGTAGGTATAGTTGCTAGAGAAGTTCGTGATGTGCCTACTGCTGTGGCAACTGGCTTAAAGGCTAATTTCCAAAGAGGACAAGGTGCTCAACCTGGGTCAAGTCAATTACAGACTCTTGTTGATAATGCTACTCGCGCTAACTGGAATGCACGTCGTCAGTATAAAGAAGCAGTTCAATCAGTTACTGGTAAAAAGGGTACTCGTTCTGATGAACTTAAGGGTGGAAAGTACATTAACAAAACACCTAAGAAAAAGAAGTAATGTCATCGGGACAGCGTAAGAGACATGATGGCTTTAACAAGTCTTTAATCAAAAATGGCATGGTTGTCATTATGAGAAAAGACGGAAGTATCAAACTCTATAAGGACATAAAAACAGGGGAAATAATAAATGGGACAAAAGCAAGAAACGGTATCTCTAGCCTGGTGCGATAACGGAAATGTAGACGGATTATTCATGCTTGGGGTAACCGATGTGTTACTCCAATCAGGAATCAAGTTTGTATCTACAATTCGTAGTCAAGGCAATCAGATTGCTAGACAACGTGATAGACTGATTAACCACTGGTATGATTCTAAGAAAGCAGATTGGTTGCTTTGGGTAGATTCAGATGTGGTGATTAGTCCAGAAACATTTAGACTACTTTGGAACAACAAAGATAGACTTGCAAGACCAATGATTACTGGAGTGTATTTTACTTCAGATAATCCTGAATCACCTCTAATGATTCCACTTCCAACTTTGTTTACTTTTGAGGACAAAGAAGATGGGTCAGTATTTTCTAAGAGAATTCATCCACTACCTGAGAATAAGTTAATGAAGGTAGACGCAGCAGGTATGGGATTCATACTAATGCACAGAGATGTAGTCTCTAAGATTAGAGAAAAAATGGGAGATGTCAGAGTCTTCGCCGAACTAGGCAAGGCTGATAGTTTCCTAGGAGAAGATATCTACTTCTTTGCTTTATGTCATCAACTGGGTATTCCCCTATGGTGCCATACAGGAGCCCTTGCTCCACACATGAAGAGATTCTCATTCGATCATCATTACTATAACGCAATATTTGGGGGTAAGAAAAATGGCAACAACACCAGCGTGGCAGAGGAAAGCGGGAAAGAATCCTAAAGGCGGTTTAAACGCCAAGGGAAGGGCTTCTGCTAGGGCTCAGGGTATGAACCTGAAGGCACCCGTAAAAAGCGGTGATAACCCCCGTAGAGCCTCATTTCTGGCCCGTATGGGCGGTATGCCTGGCCCAGAACGCAAGCCTAACGGAGAACCAACCCGTTTACTACTTTCCCTACAAGCCTGGGGAGCATCATCTAAGGCTGACGCTAAGGCAAAAGCCAAGGCCATATCAAATCGAAATAAATCTAAAAAGAAATAGCGAGGAAAACCATGAGACCAGGAAGAGAAAGCGAAGGCCTAGGAACAGGCTCCGCAGATCCAGTAGATGTTGCTATTGCAAGAGTAAGAATGGCTATTGCAGAAAGTAACAACAGAGCAAGTAAGCCAAGAACTAACTACTCAAGTCGTAGTAGCCAAAATAAAACATACAAGCCTAATGGCGTAGTATTCAAAGGACCTGCTAGCACACGTACAAGTTCTAACTTTACATATGGTGCAGGAAACCCTAGCACTAAGAATCCAAAAGCAAATGAATATCGTGCTGGAGAACGTGGTCAAGGAGTTATGAAGCCTACTTCATCTAACTTTAAATACAATGCTCCTACTGTTTCAAAGCCTAAGGCTAAGTCTAGCAGTTCAAGTACTTCCTTTAAAAAAGGTGGAGTTGCTGGAGTATTAAAGTCTCCTGAAGCAAAGAAATTTAAAGACACATTTAAGAAAAAGGGATTGATCCCAGCCCTACGCGGTAAGTAAGGAATAACATGGCAGTTGGAACACTCGGTTCTACCTTTAGCGCAGAACTAAATCGCCTTGCTAATGGCGGTACTTATCCTGCCATATTAGCATGGCAAGCAGATAACTTAGCAGCCAATACATGGGCAGGCACAACTAACTTAGATGTTCAGGGTGCTTTGAACCGTAAGGCTGGTAAGACAGATCCAAAGACATTTTTAGACATCAACGGTGTTTGCAACTTACTTGCATCAACAAGTGACTTGGAAGCAACAGAAGCCCTTAGAAGGATATCCTCTTAATGACAACGACCTATGCCAATCTTGTAGATGAAACGTTACTTAATCTATCAGGTTATACTTTACGCCAAGATAGAACTACACATCTAACCGAAAACATTACTTCATCAAGTACAACACTTAACCTCGCAAGTGTTAGCAATATTGGTAAAGGTCTAGTCGAAATTGATGACGAATTAATTTGGATTGATACTTATGACCGTATCTCATCTACCGCAGCAGTTCCTCCATATGGCCGTGGCTATAATGGTACAACCGCTGCTGCTCATACAGATAATACTAAAGTAACAATTGCTCCATCATTTCCCAAGATTACAGTAAAGAAGGCTATCAATGATACTATCGATGCAGTCTTCCCTAAATTATTTGCTGTCAGTACATACACATTTACATTACAGGCTACAAAGACAGCCTATCAAGTTCCTGCTGATGTTGAAACAGTTCTCTATGTTTCATGGTCAGTAACTGGTCCTTCTAATGAATGGTTGCCAGTTAAGTCTTGGAGACATGACCCATTAGCAAATACAACATCTTTTACCACAGGTAACAGCGTATCAGTATATGATGCCATTACCCCTGGTCGTACAGTACAGGTTTACTATCTTAAGAAGCCTAGTACTTTGACAAACTCTTCTGACGTTTTTGAAACAGTAACTGGATTACCTTCATCTTGCAAAGATGTAATTATGTATGGTGCTGCTTATCGTTTAGCATCATTTATTGATCCAGGTAGATTAACCTATACATCTGCTGAGGCAGATCAAACTGACACTAAGATCCAATATGGTTCTGGTGCTTCAACCGCTAGATTCTTACTCGCTCTGTTTAACCAAAGATTAACAGAAGAGTCAGAAAAACTCCGTGATGTTTATCCATCTAAAATCCACTATACGAGGTACTAATGTCAACTAGACTATACTCATCCATATCGCAAGAAACTACCTTAGCAGCAGCACTTAATAATAGTGCTACTACAATGTCAGTGGTTAATGCCTCTGGCCTTCTTGCTACTATTTCTCCTGCAAGTCCAGCGGGTAGTGAAACATTCGTTGTAGTTATTGATCCAGATACTGCTCTTGAAGAAATTGTAGAGGTTGTATATCCTAGCGCACCTGGTAGTAACACATTAACTATTCAAAGAAATATTGACTCATCAACTGCTCAGGCTCACTCAGCAGGTGCTGCAGTACGTCACATGGCTATTGGCCGTGACTTCCGAGATGCAGATCATCATATTCGTGAAACAACAACAGCACACGGATTAACTCTTGCTAATGTAGTTAAGACTACAGATACAGGCACAGTAACTAGCACAATGATTGCGGATGGAACAATCGTAAATGCTGATATTAACGCTAGTGCAGCAATTGCTGATACTAAACTTGGAACCATATCTACTGCTGGTAAAGTGTCTAACTCAGCCACAACTGCTACATCTACCAATACTAACTCTGCAATTGTAGCCCGTGATGGATCAGGTAATTTTTCCGCTGGTACTATTACCGCTAACCTAACTGGTAACGTAACTGGTAACGTATCTGGTTCTGCAGGTAGCACAACTGGTAATGCTGCTACCGCTACTACATTAGCAACTGCTAGAGACTTCCAATTAACTGGAGATGTAGAGGCATCAGCCGTATCCTTTAATGGTTCTACTTCAGTCAACTTAGTAACCTCTATTGCAACTGGTGCTATTACTAACGCAGATATTAATGCATCTGCTGCTATCTCATATAGCAAATTAAACCTTGCAGGAACTATTACATCTGCTGATATATCAAACGGAACTATTGTTGCTGCTGATATTGCTGATGGAACTATTACTGCTGCTAAGTTAACTGCTGACCCATTTGCTCGTGCTAACCATACTGGTAGCCAGACAGCATCAACTATCTCTGACTTTGATACACAGGTTCGTACATCTCGTTTAGACCAGATGGCTGCACCTACCGGCTCAGTATCTTTAAATAGCCAAAAGATTACTAACCTTGCCACACCTACATCTAATACAGATGCATCAACTAAGGCATACGTAGATACATCTATTGCTAATCTTATTGATGGTGCTCCTAGCACATTAGATACTCTTAATGAGATTGCTGCTGCTCTTAATGACACAGCCAACTTTTCAGATACAGTAGTACTAAAGGCTGGCTCCACAATGACTGGACCACTTACATTATCAGGTGCTCCATCATCTAACCTACACGCTGCTACAAAGGCTTATGTAGATTCATTTGCACCATCTGTTGCAGCCGATGCTGCTGCCGCTGCTGCAAGTGCCGCTGCTGCTGCTGCCTCATATGATTCATTTGATGACAGATACTTAGGTGCTAAAGCATCTGCTCCATCTGTAGATAATGATGGGAATGCTTTAGTTGCTGGTGCTTTATATTGGAATACTACAACTGGTGCTATGCAAGTATGGAATGCTACAACATCTTCTTGGGGTGGTATTACTTCCGCAGTATCATCTAGTCGTTGGAGTAAGACTGCAGTAGGTGGTGAAACCACACTTAATGGTGCAGACAATAACTCAGTAACTCTTTCTTATACAGTAGGTTATGAGCAAGTATATCTTAATGGTGTATTGCTATCAAGAGGTGGAGATTATACAGCCTCTACTGGTTCAAGCATTACTGGTCTTACTGCTTTATCAGCAGGAGATATTGCAGAGGTTTTATCTTGGACACCATATAGCGTAGCCAACGCTTTGACTACTACGATAGTAGATGCTAAGGGTGATTTACTTGCAGGTACTGCTAATGACACAGTAGGTAGACTTGCGGTAGGAAGTAATGGACAATACTTAGTTGCCGACTCTGCTGAAACTACTGGAATTAAATGGGCTTCATTAAGTGCAGTATCTACTCTTGATTTAACCATTAATGCACAGACTGGAACTACTTACACACTAGTAAGTGGAGATACAAATAAACTTGTTACTCTATCAAATGCTGGAGCAATAACACTTACCTTACCACCTTCAATCTTTACAGCAGGACAGCAAATACATATTGCTAGAATGGGTGCAGGTGCAGTAGCACTGGCACAAGGTGCTGGAGTAACCATTGTATCTACTGGAGCAACAGCCTCAGCCCCAACACTTAGGGCACAATATTCAACAGGTACAATTATCTGTACCGCATCTAATACTTTCCTAGTGATTGGAGATATAGCCTAATGACCCGTGCTAGAACGATTGCGGATGACGCAGCATTTGGAGTAACCCTTACAGGTTCTCAAACGCTTACTAATAAAACTATAACAAGTCCTGTGATATCAACTATTACAAATAGTGGAACTTTAACCCTTCCAACAAGTACAGGTACAGTTGCTCTTACTAGTGACATTACAGTTACTGCTTCAAGTACAACTACTCTAACCAATAAAACATTAACTGATGCTAAGATTAACTTAGACATTAATGCTCAAACTGGTACTAGTTATACATTTGTATTAACTGACAATGGTAAATTTGTAACCGCATCTAATGCTTCAGCAATCACAGTTACTATTCCACCAGCAAGTTCTGTTGCTTATGCAACTGGAGCGCAACTTAATATTATTCAAAAAGGTGCAGGTCAAGTTACTTTTGCTCAGGGTTCAGGAGTTACAATTCGCTCAACTGGTGCTACCGCTACTGCTCCTAAACTGCGAGCACAGTATTCATCTGCAACCGCAGTATATGAAGGTTCGGATATTTGGTATGTGATAGGAGATATTGCCTAATGCCAATTTTAGGAATTACCGCTTCACAAATTACAGGACGTCTAGCAGTCCCAGATACTGGTGCTATGTTCCCACTTGGTATGGTGCAAGTAGGTTCAGGTGGTACTCCTACTATTACCTTTAGTTCTATACCTGCTACCTATAAGCATTTACAAATTAGAGGTATTGCTAATAATGGAGAAAGTTCAGGCTGGAATAACCAAGCAATGCAACTTAATGGAGATACCACAACTTCTTATAGAGGGCATTATGTTGCTGGAACTGGTGCATCAGCACTTGCAGGTTCACAAGCAAGTGGAACTTCAATAAATGATATATTTAGAATTCCTGCAACATCTACTGGATATTTTGGTTCTTTTGTAATTGATATTCTTGATTATACTTCTACTTCAAAAAATAAAACTATTCGCTCATTTAACGGTGGAGATGGAAATGGTAATGGATGGGTTGGTTTACACTCAGGCCTTTACTATGCAACTCCAGCAGCAGTTACTTCAGTTACATTTATATCAAGCGTAAATAATTTTGGTCAGTTCAGCCAGTTCGCCTTATACGGAATTTTATAAAGGAGCCTAATGAGTACATATACCCCCATAGCAACTCAAACACTAGGTAGCGCAGCAGCATCAGTTACCTTCTCTAGTATTCCACAAGGCTATACGGATTTGATTTTGGTATGTAATATTGCACAAAGTTCAGGTAACAACTCTTTGCGTTATAGATTTAATGGCGATACTGGTTCAAATTATTCTGATACCTATTTGACTGGAAATGGTACTACGGCTGCTTCGGGTAGAGATACAAGTCAAACTTCAGGTACTAGTTATGTTACGGGTTCAACAACTATTGAAACTAGTTACATCTTGCAATTTATGAACTATTCCAATTCTACTACTTATAAAACTGTTCTTAGTCGTAGCAATAGAGCAAATAGTGAAGTTGCAGCAGATGTTGGTTTATGGCGTAGCACTTCTGCAATCAACTCAATATCACTTGCTATGGGTGGTTCATTTCCAACCAATAACTTTGCAACAGGTTCAACCTTCTCACTCTACGGAATCCAAGTAGGTAATGTTGCTCAAAAGGCGCAAGGCGGAAATATTGTTACCTCTGATGGTACTTATGTTTACCACACCTTCACATCAAGCGGTTCCTTTATTCCAAGCACAGGACTAACTGCAGATGTACTTGTTGTCGCAGGCGGTGGTGGTGGTGGTTCCTCGCATACTGCATCAAGTTCACAAAATACAGGTGCAGGTGGCGGTGGTGGTGGATTCTTAACTGGCTCATTGTCTTTAACTGCTAAATCCTATCCAGTAATTATTGGTGCTGGAGGTGCAGGTGGTGTAGGTAACTGTGTTGCTGGCGCAACAGGTTCTAACTCTATTTTCAGTACTGCTACTGCTCTTGGTGGCGGTTCTGGTGCTGCTCCAAATTTTAATATTGGTGGTTCAGGTGGTTCTGGAGGTGGCGGTACTGGTTCATCTGCTGGTGGAAGTGCAACACAAGGTAATTCAGGTGGTTTAACTGGTTATGGTTTTGCAGGAGGAACTGGCGGTAGCACTGTAGGTGGCGGTGGCGGTGGCGCTGATGGAGCAGGAGGCACTAGTGCTGGCCTTAATGGTGCTGCTGGTGGTGCTGCTAAAACTTCTAGTCTTTCATCTACATCTCAATCTTACTCAGGTGGTGGCGGTTCAGGTGCTTTCTGGGCAGGTACTCAAACAGGTGGTACTGGTGGAACTAATGCTGGTAATGGTGCTACTGGTAATACAGGCGCTGCTGAATCAGGAGGAAATGCTCTTGCTAACTTTGGCGGTGGCGGTGGCGGTGCCGCTGGTGTATCAGGTGCTGTTGCAACTGGTATTGGCGGCAATGGCGGTTCAGGCGTTGTAATTATTAGATATGCACTTTAAGGGAGAATAACTAATGGCAAATATGGAATTAATTACCAGCGTAACTGTTGGTTCAGGCGGAGCAGCATCAGTTACTCTGCCAGCTACTGGAACTATCCCTTCTACTTATACTGATTTGAAAATAGTTTACTCTGCTAGAAATAGTGGTAGTGCTGACCCTTGGTACCAAATTTTAATACAATTAAATTCTGATACAACTGCATCTAATTATCCGTATAGATATATTTACGGTTTAGCAAGTAGCGCAGGGTCAGGTACTGGCAAT